GACAGTCCGCCCCGCCGCCACCTCCACCACCCGAGTCGCCGCCCGAAGAGGACTCAGCGCTGATTCCGGCGATCCTGACGGCCTACGCCATCTACCTGGCTTGGCGTGCCGCGCATAACCGGGAGCCGAAGGGCTGGCGGCAGGTTGCCTCAGCGATCAACCTGCAGGGCCTGATCGGCGACCAACTCGGAATGGTCGCCACCCGCGCGTTCCGTTGGCAGCAGCAACAGGCAGGCCGGGCCGGTGACGACCTCTGGCCGTTCGCCGACGAGGCCGTGCGCGCTGGGATTCAGGCCGGCGTGCAGACCATTGCCGAGGGACTGCTCTGGACGGACACTCATTCCACCGGCGTACCGGCAACCCAGGATGCCGGTGCACCGGGCGAGGCGACGGCGCCGACGGCAGGTAATCCGCCGACCCTGCTGGCCCAGATGACCGCGCAGGCCGTCGTGAACTCCACGATCTTTGCCGCAGTCTCGGCCGCCGGGTGGACCAAGAAGACCTGGCACAGTCAGGAGGACTCCCGGGTCCGGCCGACTCACCAGGCGCTCAATGGCACCGTGGCGGCCATGGACGCCGCGTTCACCTCGCCATCCGGCGCCAAGCTGCGGTTCCCCGGTGATCCGCGGGCACCGATCGCAGAACGCGCCCAGTGCCGTTGTTATTTGCAGATGGCCCGCCGGTGACCACCCGCAGATTCTCGGCCGAGGTGCTCGTCCGGATCCGCTGGCTCCCAATCCTCGTGGCGCTTTTGTGTTTGACCGGGATACTCTGGGTCCTCATCCAGCCGTCGGCGTGGACGTCGTGCCTGATCCTCGTGGGCGCGGCGGTACCGCTCGCGATCCTCGGAAGGGAATCCGATGAACCTCCACCTAACGGTCGCTGAGGCGAAGTACTGGTACGTCAAGCGGCCAGCTCACAAGCTATTCCTCTGGTTCATCTGGAAGCTGCCGCGCAAGGTCGTAATGTGGAGCGCGTATCGCGTCGGCGCTCACGCCACTACCGGCAGATGGGGGAGCGAAGAGACTCCGGCCCTACTATTCATGGATGCGATGCAGCGGTGGGATCAGCCGAACGATGGGAAGCTCCGGAGCGTGCCAACCGCATGAATCCGGTGACCCTGGCCCTGGCCACGCAGCGCCTGACGCAACTGATCACCGAGGACGAGTTGATGCGTCCGGTGCGTGAGGGCATCACCCACTGGGCTGCCGGGGCGAAAGAGTTCACGTTCAAGGATCGCGTTGCGGTCCTGATCGGCTGTCCAGCCTGCATGTCGGTCTGGGCCGGGGCCGCGGTCCTGGTCGCCAGTCGCTTCCGGATCGGCCAGCCGCTGGTGCGGATCCTGGCCGGCTCGGGCGTGGCACTTCTGCTCACCGCGGCGAAGGAACGCCTCGATCGTTGACGGTGGGTGCACACTGGTGGCCATGTACGAACCCGGACAGACCGTCAAGCGCTACTGCAGCATCTTCCCGGCGTCGGCCACACCCTGGGCACCGCCGCTGCCGGTCCTGCGGAATGGCGAGGCCCAGTCGGTCATGCTTCGGGTTGTGGTCACGGAGAACTATCTGACGTTTGCCTGGCAGGCGGGCCAGACGGTCAACCGCCTCGACATCCCAGTCACTGAGGAGGAGGCAGCGCAGATCGGTAGCACTGGTGGTCAGATCGCCGGGTTCACCATCGGTCGCCGCGGCGGATGCCGCTGCAACGCCAACCTCCTCAATGGCTGGGATCCATTTCCTGGTGTGAACCTGATTGACGCCGGCGCGGCGGCCCCTTCGAGCACGAGGGATCCGGCGACGTATGGCCTCGTACCGGCCCGGTATTCGCGCGTTTGAGTGAATCGGGTTGTATCCCTGGGATATTACTAGTAGTATCTCGCCATAGCTGAGCGGTATCCGCTCGGCGCTTTCGCGTGCCTCCGGAGGGTAATCGGGGCTACTCTTCGTTCCCATGGGTATCTTCCTGCGCGAGTCATCGACCCACGCAGCCACCCCGATGCCCGCCACGCCCTCGATTGGCGGCAATAACAGGGCTCGTAGCGCGCCCTACAACGCTCCCCGTTCGATCGTCGCATCCGCCGAGCGGATCAACCTTGCCACGGCGACCGTACAGAACCGGCCGTACGCCGTGTGGCAGCGCGAAGCCTGGATGGCGTATGAGCGCGTCGGTGAGATCCACTTCGGCTTCAATCTTCTCGCCAACCTGTTGTCCCGCGTGCGGATCTACCCGGCCAGTATCGGCGAGGCCAACGAGGCGCCCGTGGATCTCCGGGTCCGCGGCGGGACGAAGAGGGTCTCCAGCAAGCTGGCGAAAGCCGCCGAGGCGGCGATGGACGACCTGCAGCGCACCGACTTTGCATCGATGACCCGGTCGTTCTCGCTGAACATCTCCGTGCCAGGTGAGTCGTACCTCGTCGGTCCGTGCCCAGCGACCGAGAACATGTGGTCGATCCGATCCGTCGATGAGATCTCCGTCCGGGCTGGCGGGGCCGTACTGATCCCGACGCGGGCCAGTTCACAGGGGCTGGTTACCCTGCCGACGGACCTCTACGTGGCCCGGATGTGGCGGCAGCACCCGCGCTGGTCTCGCGAGCCTGATTCCTCAATGGTCGCCGTGGCGGACTCCGTCGAGGAGTTACTAATGCTGCAGCGCCTCGTCCGTTCAGCGACGCGCTCGCGGCTCAACGCTGGCTTGTTGTTCGTGCCGGACGGTATCGCCGGTGCCGGGGCGAAGGCGACCGCAGAGCCAGTGCTGGAGGAGCCCGCCGACCCGATGGAAGCGCTGGCTCAGCAATCCACCGTTGATCCGGCTGGGCCGTTCATGGCTCAGCTCATGGAATCGATGATGACGCCGATTTCCGACGAGGGCTCCGCCGCGGCTGTCGTCCCCATGCTGGCCACCGGGCCGGGCGAGCTTGGTGCACAGATCAAGCACGTCACGTTCGCCCGGGAAAGCGATCAGTGGCTGGTCGAACGGATCGACGGGATCATGAATCGGATCCTGCAGGGCCTAGATATGCCGAAGGAGATCGTCACCGGCCTGCAGCATGTGCGGTACTCCAACGCGGTTGTCATCGATGAGGGGCTCTACAAGGCGAACATCGAACCGCTGGCCCTGGTGTACGTGGACGCGCTCACCCAGGTCTATCTCCGGCCGGTACTGAAAGCCCAGGGCTTCACGGACGCCGACCTGGATAACGTCGTCGTCTGGTACGACCCATCTGAGATCGTCACCAGGCCAAACAAGGAAGACGAGGCCACCCAGGGTGCGGACAGGCTCCTCCTGTCGCCGGCAGCCTGGCGGCGCGAGCACGGTTACCCGGAGTCGGATGCCCCCGACGAGGATGATCTCGCGCTCATGCTGCTGAACAAGATGACCGCGCTGCCGCCGGAGGTCATCACCAAGCTGCTGCAGCAGTCCATGCCGACGATCCTGAAAGACCTGCAGATCACCGACACAACCGTTGGCCCGAATGGACCGTCGGACCCGAATCAGGCCACCGAGCAGAACGCCGATCCGAACGTCGTGAAATTCCCGGCCCAGTCGCCGAACTCGCAGCCGAAGGCCGACCCGCAGCGCACGGCGATTCAGCAGGTGGGTGTCAAGTGACCGACACTCCGAACGATGCGCCCACCGGCGCATTGATCGTCGCGACTCCGGCGTCGGGCGACCCGATTCAGCAGTACGTCGAGGATCCCGCGCCACATATCACCACGCTCTGGTTCGGCGGCGCGACAGCGCTGCAGGCCGAGGCGGACGTACTGGCCGGTGTCCAGCAAGCACTGGGAGAGGTCACGGGGCGCTACACCGGGTTCGAGGCCAAGGTATCCGGCGTCGCCATGCTCGGCCCGGACAAGGCTTCGGTCCTGCTGATCGAGTCGGCCGAGTTGGTGGAGATCCGCGCTGAGTTGTGTTCCTACCCGGCCGTCGAGGCGGCTTGGCTGATGGCCGACCACCAGTTCCCGTGGTGGGTCTGCCATCTCACGGTCGGTTATTCGGGGAAGATCCCCGAAAATCCGCCCGAGACGATCCAGTTCGACTCCCTGGCGCTCTGGATGGCCGAGAAGAGGACCCCCTACCCGCTGCTCAGCCTCGGGGCTCCGGCCATGTCTGCCGCGCTCATCCCGCCGGTCGAATGCCCCGAGGATCTCCCGGTCTGCCTGCAGTACGCAGACGCCCACCCCGATGCCCGTTGGTACGCGGCGAAGCGGGCCAGCGCCTTCGGCATGAGCGATCGAGTGCCGGCCGCCTGGATGGCCGACGCATGACCGCCAACTTCACTTGCCCCCGCCGGGCTGGCGACGGCACCGACCGTGAAGGTGATCCCAGATCCTGGTGCGGCTCCAATCAGGACACATGGTCACGCG